GGATAAAGGAAGCAATGGAACAAGCGGTAGCATCCTCAAGAGATGGGAAGACACCAGTTGTTTTCATTAAAGAGAATGGTTCATCGTTTGATGATACGCTAATAGTCTTTAGGGCTAAGGATTTTAGGGAGAAATTAAATGAAGCGTGAATACTTTAACTTAGCAAGAGCAATAGCAGCTGAAGAATCTCCCTGCCTTCCTTGTTCTGGTTGGGGTGAATGTGCAAAAAAGAAACTTGCTTGTGAAGCATACAATAACTACTATGAAACTGGAGAAATAATGGGTAACAAAGAACCAACAACAACAATCTATAAAGGTATATTTAATGTCGGGCTTAGAAGCGCTTAAGTATTTAACAACCAAACCAAATAGCATTTGGAATCCTAACAGTGGCATCCCCTGGGAGGATGTGGCTGCTACTCTTGCTAAGGCCAGTGACATGGCCGCATCTTATGGGAGGTATAAGTATTGTCTAGAAAAGAAATGGAAAGTTAAACTGCTTCGTCCACTATTTGAAAAGGCAATGGATCTTAAATGGAACAAGACTATATCTCACCAGGATATATATAGTGTTGTAAGTCTTGCGCTAGAAGAGATGACTAATCCTTCTGTCTGTCCTAAATGTAATGGAAGAAAGGATGTTATAATACTAGACAAGATGTATAAGTGTGACTTATGTTTTGGCTTGGGAAGAAAGTCTATGTCTGATAGAAGTAGAGGGGTATATTTAAAAGGCGAAAGAAGTATATTCTATAGACATATTAAATATAATTATTTTAATACTATACTACCTATGATAGAAGAGTGGGAGCTAGAACTACAAAAGGTATTCAACCCATACAGGAGGGTCAAGTGAAGAACAGGAAGTATCTAGAATGGGTAGCAGATCAGCCATGTATATACTGTGGTCATGATTCCCAGGCTCACCACCTTAGAATAAATGTTCTTGGCGCAGGTATGGGAAAGAAAGCACCAGACTATTTCACATTGCCAGTGTGTTATACTTGTCATGCTGACTGTCACAATGGAAAGATAGATAAGGAGACGCAGATGAGGTGGTGCCTTCAAACAATAGGCCGCGCTTTCGAGTGTGGTATAATAGAATGGAGGAAAAAATGAAGACAAAGAGGTTTAAATTATATGATATATACTCAAAGAATACGTGTATTGAATATATAAAACAACTATCTCTTGGAGATGAACCTTATGATATTGTTATTAAACCATATAACAAAAAGAACCAGAGATCTATTGATCAGAACAATAGGTACTGGCATATTATTAGGGAGGCCGCTAATGAAATAGGGTACACTACTAATGAGTTACATGGTATAATGTCTGTTCAGGTATTAGGAGTAAACAAGATTGCAAACCTAGAAGGAGAGCCGGTAGATGTTGTCGTTCAAACATCAAGTCTAAACGTTACTCAGTTTGCTGAGTATATGGAGAGAGTGGAAGCTCTTTTAATTGAGGCTGGATTCTATAACCCTACTACAATGAGCCGGGAGGCAGTAATACTATGAACGAAGAAGATCCGCCTGACTGGTGGCAACAGCAACAGTTGCTTGAGGAGCAACAGTACAAGGAAGAATACGAACAGTGGTTAGATAAGATAGAAAAAGAAAAGGGCGAGTCGGATTACTTCCGATTTGAGGAGCACATTAAAGAAACCAGGAGAATCTAATGGATAAATTAGAGATGTCATTCAAGAGGCCATTCCCTGTAGCAAAGATACGTTGGCGTAAGGGTGGTGGCGGAACTGAACTGGCATACATTACAGCAAGGGATGTAATGGACAGGCTGGATGAGGCTGTTGGTCCCGCCTATTGGCAGACTAAATACAATTGGATAGGTGATCGAATGATCTGTGAGTTATCTGTTAAGATAGATAAGGAGTGGGTTACTAAATCTGATGGAGCAGGAGACTCTAACATTGAAGGAGAGAAGGGCGGAATATCTGACGCATTAAAAAGGGCGGCAGTTTTATTTGGAATCGGGAGATATTTATATCATCCAAGTTGCTTTGACAGGAGTAAGAAGGCTGCTGTATGGGCTACACCAGAAGGATTCGATGAACTAATGGAGAAGAAGAATGAAAGCAAGAAGTAAGAACAAGAAGGAAAGAGATTACGATGCTAAAATTTTAGATCAAGCAACTGAAAAGTTTTTAAAGGCTGCATCTAAATTTGCAAACGAGTTCTCAGAACTGGAGGGAGAGATTTTTTATTCCACCTTCCAGAAATTTAATGATTCTCATTGGGCATACAATAATATGAAAGAGATGTCAGACATGGATAAAGTAGGAGACGAGTGGGACTATCCAAAAGGAGTAACTGGAGTCTATAGATACAGGAATATATAATGCATTGGTATAACAGAGAAGGGGAGCCCTGTCACTTTGTTAAAGGAAAGAATGGGAAGACTAGAGCATCGACACTACGTGATGCTAGAGCACACGGTTGGATGCCCTCAGTCACCTCAATTCTAGATATCTTAGCTAAGCCAGGGCTAGACACATGGAAAATAAACAAGGCCGTACAAGCTGCCTCAGTGGTTCCTAGAGGGGATCAAGAGTTTGATGTATGGAAGAACAAAGTATTAATTGAAGGTAAGAGAGAGACAGTAGAGGCTGCTGAAAGAGGAAGTCGGTTACACTCTATGCTAGAGAAATGCTTTAAAACAGGCGATGATCCAGGGTATACGGATGATAAAAGAATTTACCATGCTGTTAAGTCATTGCTAGATATAAACTGTGGTGAACAACAATGGAGGTCAGAAGAAATTGTATGTAATTTAAGAAAGGGTTATGGAGGTATGATAGACTTGGTATCAGATGAATGGGTCATTGATTTTAAGACCAAGGAATTCTCTACTGGTAGCAAGCAGCTAGCATACGAGTCTATGGCGTATCAGCTAATCGCTTATGAGAGAGCGTTACCAGCTCCACCAAAACGAATAGCAAACATATTCATCAGTGCTAACAATCCCGGTACTGTTGTATTTCATGAGTGGGACAAGGAGAGTCATGATAGATATTGGACAATCTTTGAATCTTCACTGGAGGTATGGAAGAATGTCAAAAAATACTGGCCAGAAAGATTCGGACAAACAGAATAATCCAGTGGCTAAGCATGCTTACAAGTTTAATAAGTCTATAGTGGTGCCATCTGGTAAGGTATATAAACGTAAAAGTAAACACGGAGAAAGTAATGAAAGGTATTAATAAAGTAATCTTAGTTGGTAACGTATGGAAGGATCCGGTAATACGAACCACAAAGAATGATAGCAAGATTGCTCAGGTTTCAATGGTAACTGAGTCAGGTTGGGGTGAGTACAAGAAGGCTGACTGGCATAACGTAGTCTTCTTTGGAAGGCAGGCTGAAGTTGTTGAGAGTTATGTTACTAAAGGGACCAATCTATATGTAGAAGGGTCAATTGATTATCGTAAGTATACTGACAAGAGCGGTGTAGAAAAATATACAACCGACATTAAAGGTCAGATGATGCAGATGATCAACAGTCCTGATGCATACAAAGAGGTGGATGTTTCTGCACCAGAGACTAAGAGAGAAGTGTCAAGCAATGCTAGAGCAGAGATGGCATCTATTTCTAAAGAGGTTTCTGCTGATGACATACCGTTCTAAAGGAAGGCTTGCTGATGAGGTAATATATTTTTTAGCAAGAGAGATATATAAAGGGAAGAGTGATGAGCCTGTAAAGTTTAAATCCTGGAATGAATGTTTTGAAAACCATGCAGGCTGCACTCTAGGAGAGTACATGCAGTACGCTAAAGAAAATAAACTTAAGGATAAATATATAAATGAACGAAATAAAAATTAACTTAATGGATGATGTAGCTTTTTCTTTTCCAAAGAAAGCAACAGAGCAAGCCGTTGGTTATGATATTTATGCGGCAGAAGATGAAGTGGTACGCCCTTTAGATAGAAAGTTAATTCGTACTGGTATAAAATTAAACATGCCAGCAGGCATAGAGGCACAAATAAGAAGTCGTAGTGGACTAGCCTCAAAGCATGGGGTATTTGTACTCAACTCTCCTGGAACTATTGACCCTGATTATAGGGGTGAAGTGAAGGTGTTGTTGTTTAACTCTGGGCATATGCCATTCGATATAGAACGTGGAGATAGAATAGCTCAGCTAGTATTCAGTAGTTATTTATCTCCTCAAGTTTCATATAGTAAGGACCCATCTTACGTTAGAGGAGAAGGTGGCTTTGGAAGTACTGGTAACGGCAAAATAGGAACGGAGTAATTTTATGGATTTTAGAACTGAACTTGGTTATGATATATTTAAAAATAAATATGCATCTACTGAGTATGAAACTTGGAATGATAAAGCGCATGCTGTAGTTAACAGCGTATGTGGTGACTTCAATGGAACCAAGAACAATCTAATGGAGAAGCCTGATAGAGATCAGCTAACCCAGTATATTGCAGACTTTAAGTTTATGCCCGGCGGTAGATATATATACTACGCAGGGAGAGAGGCTAGATTCTACAACAACTGCTATCTTCTTAGGTTGGAGGATGATACAAGGGAGGATTGGGCTGGCGTAACACAAAGAGCTATGTCATGCTTGATGACAGGGGGAGGGATAGGGGTTGATATCTCTAGAGCTAGACCATCTGGTCGAATACTAAAGAGAACAGGAGGTGTAGCCTCTGGACCTATACCACTCCTTCATACCTTAAACGAAGTTGGAAGAAATGTTATGCAAGGTGGCAGCCGAAGGTCTGCTCTATACGGAAGCATGAACTGGCAGCATGAAGATGCAGGAACATTATTAAAAGCAAAGAACTGGCATGATCAAAAGATAGGAGAAACCAACGTAGCTGAGCTAAAGAAGCTTGACTTCAACTGGCCTGCTCCACTTGACATGATGAATGTTTCTTTAAACTATGATGATGCCTGGTTAAAAGATCAATTCAACCCTGTGTTTACTGATAATGTTAGGCAAGCTATGATGACTGGAGAGCCTGGGTTCTCCTTTAACTTTGGAGATAAACAAAATGAAACTTTACGAAACGCTTGCACTGAAATTACAAGCGAAGATGATAGTGATGTGTGCAACCTGGGAAGTATCAATCTTGCTAATATCGAAACGATACAAGAGTTTAAAGAAGTCGTTTCTCTTGCGTCTAAGTTCTTAGTATGTGGTTTAATTAGAGCGCATCTACCATACGAGAAGGTAGCTAAGGTACGAATGCAGAACAGTCGCATAGGGCTTGGGCTTATGGGAATGCATGAGTGGTTACTCAAGAGAAACTATAAGTACGAGATGACAGATGAACTTAAACAATGGATGAAGGAGTATGAACGAGAAAGCAAACGATCCGCTGACGCTCATTGCAACAGACTTTTTCTCAACAGTCCTAAAGGCTACAGAGCAATCGCTCCAACAGGGACTATTAGCATTCTCGCGGGAACAACCTCTGGCGTGGAGCCAATCTACGCCGTGGCATACCGCAGACGCTACCTTACGGATGGAACAAGATGGAAGTATAAGTTTGTCATTGACGGTACAGCAGAAACCTTGATTGAACAGGGCATTAAGCCAGATCAAATTGAATCATCTATAGATTTAGCGGAGGATGTAGAGCGTAGGATAAAGTTCCAGTTTGAGTTACAGAAATATGTAGATCACGCTATCAGTAGCACCATTAACTTACCTGCATGGGGGACAGAACTAAATGGAGAACATACTATTGATAAATATGCTACTCTTATTGCTAAGTATGCTCATGGATTACGCGGTCTGACCGTGTATCCTGATGGAGCAAGGGGTGGGCAACCGATTACAGCCGTACCATATGAGGAAGCTCATGCTAAACGTGGTGTAATCTATGAAGACAACAGTGAGGAGCAATGCCTCTCAGGAGTGTGCGGGATATAAAAGATATATATAGCGAAGAACATGGATAATGGAAGACACAACACAGAGCATTTCAGGAGGGAATATTAAATGTCACGTAAAGTACAAGTTGTATCTACTGTTGATATAGAGGCTGCTGCAATGATGGATGCAGAAGACCTTGCAGAGATACACAAAGATAAAGCATTATCTAACAAGGAATCCAAGCATAGTTTTTATATGCAGGAGTTAGAGGCCGCATCTAAAGGAGATAAAGACTCAAGAGAGTGGGCTGCATCTAAAGGATTTGACCCGGCTGAATATAAAATGGTAGACGATGATAACGAAGACGCAGAGAAATTACAGATGGCTGCAATATATACTGCGATGAGTTACGGGTTTACGACAAAAGATCGAGCCGCCTATAAATGCTTGCTAGTTGATAACATGATGAAGCAATCAGAAGATTTTATAAATGCTGATAAGTGAGGAGAAACATGTGGAATATGAAACCCTTCTATGATGATGACGAGATGACGACAGCAGAATACAAGAAGTCATTAGCTCATTGGAAGAAGGTAGCAAGAAATGAATTCACCAGGAATCAGATTGTTATGACAGCGGCAGACAACATGGATCTATGCTCTCCAGTATGGAACGCTATGCAGTTTGAGCTACTATATAGAGATCAGTTAGATGCCAAGAGAATGATGAGTAGAGAGCTGAAGGCGGCTGTAAAAGGGGACTCCCCATATGGCCTATCTACCTTTGTCAAACCTAAAAAACGCATTCGTAAGTCATTGAAATCAAAGAGTAAATAACAGTGGAAAATTGCTCTATGGTAGGGGGGTAGCGTAGAGCAATTTCCTCACAACAATAATGGTAATTAAATATGAATGAACAAAGTAAAGCAGCCAAGCGGAGATTTAATGATGGCTCTTTTCATACTAGATACTTGATAGGTAATGGTATAGATATAGGCGGAGCGATTGATCCACTAGGCCAGTACGTAAGAGTTTTTCCTTTAATGATGTCCGCTAAAACTTGGGATATAGACAAGGGAGATGGCGATGCCCAGTTCATGGATGGAATAGAAGATGATACCTATGATTTTCTATCCTCTAGCCACTGCCTTGAGCATATCAACAGCCCTCAAGAAGCGTTATATAACTGGATCAGGATTGTAAAACCTGGGGGATTTCTCATCATTACAGTTCCAGATGAAGACATATATGAAGGTGGTGTTTTCCCTAGCCGTTGGAGCCTGGAACATAAACATACATTTACAATCCACAAAGAGAATAGCTGGTCTCCGGTTTCAATAAATGTACTGGATTTACTGATTAAGTTCTCATCTAATATTAACATAGAGAGGGTCACATTAGTAAATGATTTCTATAGGAATCCAGAAGTATTCAAACACTTCCAAGGAGAGTTCGATCAAACTTTAACCCCTAATACAGAGAGTTCAATTGAGATTGTTGTACAGAAAAAGGAGATAAAAAATGAAGGGTAACAAGAATCTATTAGTAATACCTGACTGTCATGCTGCACCTGAATATGACAACGACAGGTTCACCGCTCTGGGCAATTACATAGTAGCTAAACAGCCTGGTATAATCATATGCTTGGGAGACTTCGGCGATATGCCAAGCCTCTCTTCATATGATAAAGGTACTAAAGGATTTGAAGGAAGGAGATACAGCAAGGATGTTGATTCAGTGTTGGACGCACAAGAAAAACTCTTTGCTCCTATAAAGAAACTTAATGAATCAAAAAGAAAAAGGAAGGAGAAACAATACAAACCTAAACTTCATATGTGTATTGGTAACCATGAAGATAGGATAGATAGGGCGGTTAACTCAGCGCCTGAATTAGATGGCGCTATCTCAATGAAGGATCTACAGTATGAAAAGAATGGGTGGAAGATCACACCATTCAAAGGATGCTTATCTATAGGTGGTATTAACTTCTCACATTACTTCACATCAGGGGTAGCGGGGAGGCCAATAAGTTCATCGCATATTGGTCATCAATTAGTTTCTAAACTGCACTGCTCAGCGGTGCAAGGACATTCTCACTTGTATAATCATGCAGAACAGACAC